GCTGCCCCTGGTCAAAAACATTTAACCATGGATTTCACACAATCGCCATATGTCGGAAGTGATGGAACATGCCAAAAATATACATGGGCACAAAAATGCGGACAAGTATGGGAAAATATAACATATGGAATCTCCAAGAGTCCATGTGATACAACTACTACGACATAACGCGGTCATCGGGGGAGGGGCTCAAATGCCGAAATTGGGAATATCGGTAAATACTTTTGGTGTATTTTCATTCATATGTTCAACGACGGAATAGAGATTTTGATACATGAGCAAGCCTCCAATTGTTGCTAAAAAACAAAGAACACCGTCTTTAAAGAATTGACTTGGCGGTAATACCGATTTTTCTACATATTTCATATGTAAAAAACGCAAAATGAGAAAAACACCCACCACAAACGCAGCCTTGATATACAAATTTGACATACTATTATACCCCATCTTTTTTTACCCGGAAATACGCGGGGACCACGGGAAAATATTCGCTTTCGCAGATACCGGCGGGAGGTTAAAGTTCTTCATCATAAAGGTCGGGCAATGATATATTTTCCCCAATTCCAATTTCGGTAACATTGTCATCCATTTCTTGGTCACTGTCCCCCGCATCACCTTCATCCAGTTTGCGTTGCATGTTGCGCAATGCACTGATTTCTTCTAAACGTTCAATGTCTTTAGGAGCACTTACTTCTACAATTTCGCCCGTAAATGAATCATGCGTCATATCTGTGTCATTATATGTTAATTTGGCGCCCGTTATTGGCGGGGTTAATACAGATGGCAATAAATCATCGGCAACAATTGGCACAATATCCACGGTGCCGGTGCCATCTTGCATTTGCATACTATCCCCCCCATTTACCGCTCCTCCTCCCAATTCCAAAGAATTGGCGGTGGTAGCGGTGGCAGCTACAGATGTTGGAACGGGACCTTCTTTTGGAATATCATAAATCATTTGTTCTTCTGTTTTAACGGTAACATCTTCTTCCTCGGTTGGTTCGAGATAAATGCGCAATAATTTGTCAATTGGAATAGAACTGCGAAATGTTGTTAAAATGCCGGCTTCAATAACTTCTTCAAGGCGATCACGGTTTTTTTGTATTTCCATCGAACTTATGTGAAAGTCCTTGTCCGGTTTAACATACAAATACACCTTTTTATATATTTCCGTTCCAACCACAATGTATATTTTATGAATAAATGGAGACAATGGAGGAATATCAACATCAATCTTTTTGGATTTTGAACCCACCCTTATTGCCGACAATATCTTCAATTGCGCCATATACACATTCGTCAATAATAATTCCAAATATGAGCATTTACTGCGCGCAATTATTCGCGCGGCTTCATTGTCAATGGTAGTCTGACTCCATTTAGGAATTTGCATAATGAATTGTTGAAATGTTTTCAAATATTCTTTCGGAGAACGGCGTTCTGCACAAAGTTTAATTGCGTTTTTAAACATTTCATCAAACCCTTCTAAAATAAATGGCTTCACAATCATTATAAATTGCGCACACCATTCCGCCCTTGATGGGACTATCGTATCCAGTTTAAAATCATCCATGGCGTCTAAAGACAATATAATAAATCCATCTAATTTTATCATATCCATATAACGCACCTCCCACCCCCACACCCCATCCCACCCCCATGGCTTCGCAAAGCCACCGGGGGACATCAAACGGACACCAAAAGAACATAAAGACATATTGCCCTGATTATGTTTAGGAGTTTGGGTGATGAGGGCAATTGGCTATCAAAACAGACATGTACGGTAAAACCCGTGAAATTGGCTTCGCAAAGCCACCGGGGGACACCAAACGGACACCAAACGGACACCAAACGGACACCAAAAGAACATAAAGACATATTGCCCTGATTATGTTTAGGAGTTTGGGTGGTGAGGTTGGATGGGATTCAGCAGGGGGTGCGTTCAAAATGGTTAAAAAGAATATAAAAAAAACATAATTACTTAGTTATATTGTTATTTATTTGATGACATCTACTGCAACAACAACAACTGTTAGACCGCCGATGCCGACTGCATCTATGCATGCTCCATTGTCATCCGAATTCGAATTTTTGTATGAAACATTAGCACAATTTTACAGACACCATTCTGATTACATGGACACAATGGTATCCATTTTAACGTTTAAATCTACGATTTCATTGCGCATCATTGATTGGTTTGTAACCAATTATGCAAAACAATATGGTACCGAATATGCTCTCAAAAAGGGAGTTGGTAGTGAAACCGGCTTCAATGTGAATGTGTCATATAAATGCCAACTGACATCATTTGGTAAAAGCAAATTCGACCCATTTTGTCGTGGTGATTCTCGTGTATGTCTTCCTTACAAATCGGATATGCAAATAAAAACCACCGTAGGGCAATTGAATTTTTTCAAATGGGTATTGGAAAATGAAATATTGGATTACATTGCCGACAATTATGAAACCATAAACAATGACATGCAACAACGAGGCAGTAATTCTTTAAAGCATACCACCACCACCACAAATCTTAAAAATGACACGGGCACAATGGTCGCAGCAGCCAGTAATGGGGCTAAAACACGCAAGAAGCGTCGCGAATTGTCCGTTTCTGCAATCAAAAATGTAACACATAAAAATGTTGAAATCGTTTTAAAGTTCAATTAACCGTCTATGTCAGTGGGTTCTGAAACAAAATACATGTGCTGTGTCGCGTATATTTACATTAATTATTATATGAGCAAATTTTATCAACATCAACATAATAATTAATGAATGGGCTTGGAAAATGTGGCAAATGCAATGGCATAATGTATTCGGGATTGCATCCATTGATGCCAGAAGTAATTCACACCTCGTGTAAATGTGGAATTGGAAAATGTAGTAGGTGCAATAGGTATATCTCTAATATAGTTGGATGTTGCGATTGTATTGAAACGCGACTAGAAGAAGAAAAATCACGACGAATCGAAAATGAGAAAAGGCAAAAAAAGAATGATTATTGGAGTTGGAATGGGAGATTTTAATCAGGGATTAGAAATTAATTTAATATGTTGAGAATTAAATTAATTGCATGGGAAGAATTATTTATTCCGAGCCTTTTATTTTAACGTCAATGTTAGTTTTGATGAAGTATTAGCGTCCTGCGTAAAACAAAATGAATAAATGAATGCGAATATTGTATGGGCAATACGCCGGCATCATGCATATTAAAAGTAAATTATGAAGACATACAACATTTTCTTTTGGAGGAGTCATCGTCATCGTCATCTTCTAAACCCCACCATCCCCATCCCCATCCCCATCCCCGTTCCCATATTTATTTAATAAACACAATGTCCCCCGATGAACAAAGGTGTTTAATTCCAAAAACTATTTTAGCAACCGAAGAAGAAGAAATTATAAACAAAATAATCAATTCTCCCGCCAACATTATGAAACTTGCCAAATTAATCATTTACGGAAAAAACACAAATGACCCGAAATTATTAGAACAATACACCAAATTACATAAACTCGGATTTACTCAATCACAACTTTATGTGTATCATGGGGGCATGTTCGAATGGCTAATGCTACAAGACATTTACGGCAAAAATGAATTTCCCACCACCTCCAATGAACTCGACATTTTAAAATATAAACCAATCGGATGCAACCTCCGATAACCCAGTACATTGGACAGCTACAGGGCTCGGAATATGGGAGAATTAAATTAATTGCATGGTAAGAATTAATTTATTCCGAGCCCTGGACAGCTAACCCACTGTGCAACATGTGCAACATGTCATGTATCCTACAAAAATAACATCAAACACCACTCCACCAACCAACAAAAATAAACAAACACATATAAATAAAACAACCCCATAAAGAATTGCCACCCCGTCACATAATTTATACAACCCCCCATTCAAATCATTAAATACTTTGTAAATACCACCACGAATGCCACATTGTGGCAATATAAATAACTCAATAAGCACAATGCAAATGCCCACCAAATTTGCGGACAAATACAATTTAAGCCAAAAATGAATTAACCAATATTCATTAAAATATGTCATTGTCATTGTCATTGTCATTGTGACAACTATATAATTGACACAATGTAACATGTCTATGTCCGTTTTTGCATAACCACATGGAGCCCTGGGGTGACAATATACTTGTATTATATATAGATAGTCAATGAATGACACAAACCGGAGGATGGAAATACATTAAAGTGGCAGGGTCTCCCAAAGAACGCGGGAGGGCATATGGTCGGGCATGTGCATCCGATTTTGCAAAAATACAAGAAATGCTCGCCTTTTTTATGTTAGAAAGTTATGGACAACCATGGGAGTGGTTTATAAAAGAAATTAATCTTGATTTTAAAGAATTTACAAAAAAGGGCAAATATGCCGAGCTTTATGAGGAAATGGAGGGAATCGCAGCGGGCGTTTGTGATGGCGGCGTAAAAACAACTGTCGATGAAATATTAGCCTGGAATTTTTATTTATCCATTCCATCATGGTATTCCACCCGCAGTGAAGTAAGTGTCGGAAAAGAAGGAGGAGGCATCAATAGCCCAATCCCATCACATCCAAATCCCGCAAGAGGCGCACGCGACCACTGCAGCGCATTTATTGCAGTCGGCAAAGATTGGACCAAAAATGGCGACATTGTCGTCGCACATAACTCTTTTTCCGATTTTGTTGATGGTCAATATGCATATGTAATATTAGACTTGACACCCACACATGGATGCCGCTTCGTCATGCAAACATCACCATGCTGGATATGGAGTGGAACCGACTTTTTCGTAACCGACAATGGCATCATTGGAACCGAAACCACAATTGGGGGATTTTTCCCATATGAATTGCGCACCCCCATTGGATATCGCATACGACATGCAATGCAATATGGCAAAACACTTGACGATTACACCACCATGCTACTTGATGGCAATTCCGGCGACTATGCCAATTCATGGCTTTTTGCCGACATCCGGGGCAAAGAAATTATGCGCCTTGAATTAGGATTGAAATATCACCGAATTGAACGCACACATAATGGACATTATATCGGATTTAATGCTGCATATGACCCACAAATACGCAATTTAGAATGCATAAACAGCGGGTTTTATGACATACGACGACACCAAGGCGCCAGAATGGTTCGTTTAGGAGAATTAATGGACAACTATAAAGGCAAACTTTGCGTTTCAATCGCCAAAAAAATAATCGCTGACCATCATGACGTTTATTTGAATCGCCAAAATCCATGTTCGCGCACCGTTTGTTCCCATTATGAATTAGATGCCCGCGAATACATGTCACAAGCCGATCGCCCTAAACCATTTTCACCACATGGCGCATTAGATGGGTGCGTTGTTGATGGGGCAATGGCACGACAATTACGGTTTTGGGGCAGATATGGCAATTCTTGCGGAATGCCATTCAATCGCGACAAATTTTGCAATGAACACCGACAATGGGAAATCTTTCGCCCCTATCTAATGTCCCGCCCACGACAACCATGGATCATCGTTGGACCCACAACCCCAACCCCAACCACACGCCGCCATCCACGGCGCCATACACGACGCCATGGCATTCATGCAACAACAAAACACCGCCATACACGACGACGCCATAACAAACAACGACAACAACACAAAACCTCCCCCAATTAACGTCTATCTTTTGCAGTTTGGTTTGCATTCATTTGCAATAGACGTTCATTCCCCCGTGTGGATTCCGGGGCTCGGAATAAATTAATTTAATATATGGGAGAATTAAATTAATTGTATGGTAAGAATTAATTTATTCCGAGCCCTGGTGGATTCCGCGAAAGCAGATTTCACACAGTGACCTGAATAAATATTCCGATTCCTGTTTCACACACATCATATGCCGACACCATTACCCACCTATACAGCAAAGGATGGTGCCACATTGTCAGCTGGATTCGTAAATGGATTTGGAACTTTTCTACGTACTGGTTGTTGTTGTTGTTGTTGTGGAGGAGTATTCATAATTTCAACCGGACTTCTGTTAATTGGACGAATTGGACGTTGTTGTTGCGGTTGCGGTTGTGGTTGTGGTTGATCATTAAAACGAACCATTTGACCCCTTTCTCGTCCCATTTGTTGCCTTGGAGGACTCATTGGCGGATATTGTTGCCTTGGAGGACTCATTGCAAATTGCGGCGGCGGCACTTGTCTCATTGTCGCCGCTTGTTGTCTTGGTGGTGGAGGCGCCTGTGGTCTTGATTGCATACTCATAAAGGGTTGTTGTTGTTTAGGTGGCGGAGGTGCCTGTGGTTTTGATTGCATACTCATAAAGGGTTGTTGTTGTTGTTGCGGTTGTTGTTGTTGTGGAAGAGGCGTCTGTTGATTCATAAAGAGTTGATTCATTGGACGGGATGGTGCTTGTATTGGGCTCATAAAGGGTTGTTGTGGTGAATTGCGTGGTTGTTGAGGTGTGTCAGGGGCAAATGGAACAGGTTGTTGAGGTGGCTGAACAGGATTGGATGAAGGGGATGAAGGGGAAGGTGGAGGTGGAGGTTTATAAGATTGAACAATATTGTCGGCTTTGTTTTGTAGATTGTTTAATTGGCGTTTGGTGGTGGTTAGAATTTGTGTTTGGACGATTGCCTCGTAAATTTTAACGCCTTCAACATAATCTTTTTCGCATTGAACATACAATTGAACAATGATTTGGCGTGCCATAACAACGGCTTTTTGCAATGTATCATCGGTCAATGACGGATTTATGCGTATTTTTTGTTTGCCAGTATATGGGTCACTGACATGCGCAAAAAGGATATTGATGACATTCAATAATTGCTTTTGGAGTTTATTTGCGCGGTCAATCATGTTGCGGATGTTATCGGCATATTTAACATAAAGCTCACTATTTTTATTGATTGGCGTTGTTAAATTCATTATTGCATCGGGACCACCGGTGCATCCATTTGTTGTCCCATAATCTTTTAGTTTAATATCACTGAAGCGTTTTATATTGTCGGGCATTTGGTCTCCCCCCGTAAATGTTTTGTAAAATGTAAGCAAATCTGCCTCATACTGTCGGCGGGTAGCATCACTCATTCCTTTAAAAGCCCCTGTTGCATAATCATATTCATCATCGAAATATAAATTTTCCAATTCCACAATTCCCGGTTCATCCGCCAATGATTCCCCCGGTTTTGTCATGTCACACACCTTTGGATGCATTAAAACATCATCAGTGGTAGCATCGGCAGCATCGGCAGCAGCGGGTTTAGGTTCGGTGGTTCGTTTAAGAGCTTTGATTCGCGAATCACATATATTGATTTTGTAAATGTCGCGCTTGACGCCAGTGGGGATTTCGGTTTTTTCAAACAGTGTTTTTTTGA